ATGTAGATAAATCTTGTTTATACATGTCAGCTAAGTCATCTATAATAACCCCTTTAGTTTTTGGGTTTAAAAATTTACATACCTGTACCATAATAATATTAGTATCAGGATACAGCCGTTCTACTATAGGTCTATATAAATAGCGAAGCTGTACCTCAGCTACTCGTCTAGACTTTAGTTTGCATTCTAGTATCAAGAGATCTTTAACATCTCCATGTGGTAGAATTAGTATGTCAGATTGGCAGTAACCTATGCCTCTTCTATCTTGGTATTGATACCACTGTCCATGTAATACATTCTCTTCTCCGTAGATTGCTTTCATGTAAGCGGCTACTCTATTCTCATATAAAACTCCAGCTCTCTTCACGCCTGTTAACCTTGGAGAGGGTATGAACACAGGACGTTCATCGAGAGCTTTCGCCCATTGCAACTTGCTGATTACTAAACGTCTTTTCGACATGGAAAAACCACATTCCCTTCGACCTTAATATAACCAGAGTCTTCCATCGCCCGGATAGTTTGTTCTAACTCACCAGGATTTGGAACCTTACGTAGCAATTCTCTTTTAAATAACTTCATAAGCATGTGACTTCTGCCGTTATTAAATAGTGTACCATTCAACCATGTTACCATGTCATGTGCAATGCGACCTGTTCTACCCATACCAAAACCTTCTAAGGCTTTAGGCATTTGTTTCTCTGCCGCAAACATTAATTCTTTTGTGAACTCCCAATCTTCTAACATAATCTTACGTGTGCTTCTACGTGAAGCAGATACAGCGATAGCAATCTTAATGAAGTGTGATACTCTACGTTGTACATATTCCGATAGGTGATTGTCAGTAGGCTCTGGTGGTATGCCTGCCTTGATATCTTCGTCAACAATTTTAAATGCATCCTTATCAAAAGTCATAGGCCCATACATCTTGGCTATGTCAGCTAGATCATCACGTAAATTGTCCACGGTATTATCACTAACTCTTTCTTGTATTAGCGACTGTGGTATACGATCACCATCATAGTAGATAGGCAACATACGAGATAACAATCCTTGCGATCGTGCATCTTCTGGTAAATTATCTACGAACTGTTCTGGTGTAGCACAGGCTAGCCAATTAAGGCATGGCCCTTTGATTAAATATTCACCAGATGTTTTAGTCTTGTGACTGTACTCAGCTTTAGAGTCCCACATATCTGTCATAAACATTTGTAAATATCTTTCGTGCCTGCCCATAAAGGTACCAAACTCTGACGTTATTAAAGTAACTGATGAGTCATAGAACTCTTCCATGATAGGAGAAGATAGACGTAGATCTAGTCTAGTAATCTTAGTCATGTCTACCGCTAATTTCTCTGGTGTAATTCTATCTTGTACTGAATACAAAGGATAGTTACGTAAGCCATACTGATCTAGTCCAGAGTTAAAGTTCTGATCATCTTCAGTAGTACCTACTGGTGTAGTTAACTTACTAAATACTTTTGTGAATGGTAAGATTAAACTTACTGATTTGTTTCGCCCAGGAGGGGCAATTAATACTACAAATAAATTAGCACGGATATCATAGTTAGCCATTGGGTACCATACCCGTCTGCCTAACGCACCTGCTACTGCACTAAGAGCACTCCATTGTGCGAATGGTTTGGGTATCGGACTACCCTTGATAGCATCTGCTGATGCCTGTACAAAGTCTGCATAGTTTCTACTCATGTGGTTTCCATTTCTTCATGTTCTTCCAATCGAGACCTGTCTCACAATCAGAAGGGATTATCATTTGTCTGCCTTTAATTTCTAAAGGATTTTCCATACGTGCTAGTATCTTAGGAATTATCTCAGCCTCTTTGCCAATAGGAAACTGTCCTAAGATTGCATCATGTACTTGTCCTAGTATCTGTAAGCCATCGTCCTTCATCTCATCCCACACTCGATACAAACCCATGTTAAGTAGATCACCAATAGTAGACTGAGGTACGTAAGCAATAGCTTTCCGCAAGGTAGTCGCTTCATCTAGTCTGCCCCAGAATTGTCTGCGTCTACCCAGTGGAGTTGTAAGTGTACCCTCTAGTTGCAACTGCTTTGCAGTCTCATCATGCCACTTACGTATACCTGGAAATGCTCCTTGTATTCGGACTAAGGAAGATGGTCCAGTCCCTATAATCGTGCCCCCATCAATTAGTTCATGGAATCCACCTTCCTTATCTTGTTTATGCCATCTCTCCAGTGATGACAATGCAATCACTCCACCGTAGTAAAGTAATTGAAACCTCGTTGCGTGTGATAGCTTGATCTTTAGATGCCGACCTAAAGATGTAGCTGACAGACCATAGTTAGTACCATGTCCTGCACGTTTACACATATCTCGGTAACTGAAGTGTCCTATGTAAGGACGATCAGCTAGCTCTCGATTCTGTGCAAGGTCAGAAGACCAACCCATATTAGGCCATACCATTTTAACTACTTGGGTATGTAAGTCCTCGCCTTCACACGCATTTATGTACCCTTGATCTCCAGCAATGTAAGCTGTTACTCTAGACTCTGCTTGTTCCAAGTCAGCGTAGAAGAGAACATTACCTTCATCGGGTACAAATATTTCCCGCATATCTTTTGTGATATTCTGTAGGTTAGTACCTGTGCCCCAAGGGCTTTCAGAACTTGACCATCTGCCAGTCTCAGTACCTGCTACCTTGAATGAAGTACGTAGTCTACCATCAGAATCTCTCTCACAATTGAGTATGTTTAATTGTTTATCTATATCTCGCAAAGTTATAATAGAATTGCAGAATGGCCGTGCTCGTGGATACTCTCTGCGTAAATGTTCTAGTGCTTCTTTGTCAGTCGATACCTTTTGTTTACCTTTAGTATATGCAATCACTGGTGGTAAGTTCAGCCATTCATATAAGAAACTCTTTAACTGTAGTGGACTGTTATGATTAAGATCTTTATCCCATACAGCATTAGCAAATAGATTTAACATGCGTTCAACCTTGACTCTGTTCTTGATAAGGGGGGCACGGAGTAATCCTGCCTTCATCTCATCAACCTTTAGTCCACGCAACATCATACTAAGTGCTGGCTTGAGACTATCCAATTCAAACTTGTAGGTATGTTTAGTAGTCTCGTCTAATTCTTTTGATAGCTTTGACCATATCTCACTGGTGAGTGAGCAGTCTAGTCCGCAATATACCCAAAGAGTTTGTTCCTTACTTAACTCTTGAGCCGCTATCTCCGTGTTCTTTATTACTTTCATCATCCCTCTCCTGTGTGATTTCGATAAGTTTGTTAATAAACCATTTAGCTTTTTCTAAATCTTGTATTGGTTTTTCTTTGTGCTCATATCTCCATAGATATTTCATAGCACTGCCTTGTAAATAATATTTAAACCCTTCACCTTGACAGGCTTTGATGGCATCAATACAACCTATGCCCCCTTTATTATAATGAGCTGGGTAGTTTACTGGATCTTCTTTCTCTAAGTCTTGTACTTTTTTAAAGAACTCAGTCATTTGTTTTACGCTTGTCATTTGATACCCCCATTATATAAAAAAATTCTTCCTTAGATTTCTTAGTATCTAACATGGCAAAGTCGCATATCAAATCAAAGTCCTCATCATTATTAAACAACCAATCGATTGCATCTTCTCTAAACTTTATGTACTCTTTATCTCTACCAGTGTAGGCTATGTCTTGCATAGCTTGATCCAATACTGAACGCCATAGTACTATCTCATTCTCGATAGGGATATACTCTTCCTCTATCGGCTTGGCCGCAAAGTATTGGGGACGTTTCATAAAGTTTTATTCCTCTTTGGTACTCTTAGAAAAACTTGTAAGGTTCTTCCATGCCCCCTCATTAGTATAGATAGAACCTAAGAAACCTAATCCCTTTTCCATCTCTGGTTGGATAGCATGTTGTGCATGCATGGTGTCGTGTATAGTTCCTGCTACTTCTATTCCGTACTTATGGTTAAGCCAAGACACATCATACGTTTGATTCTGTGCTACCTTGACTATTGTTTTATCTTCTAGTAATTCTTTTATCGCTGACCATACAGCCAGTTCAGTAGTGTAGTTGTAAAATGTTTGAGACTTTTGAGTGGTGTCTCTAAAAGGTACGACCATTGAACGCTCTGGTGATGGTGCGAATCCGATGCAAGTGATCTCTCCACTCGCTGTCTCGATGTCGAATGACAACGGATTGTCTTCACTGTTTTCTTCTTTACACTCTTTAAAGAACTGTAATACTTCTGGGTAAGTGGGTTCAATGTATATCTCTCTCTCTGTATTTATAATATCTTTAGTAGTAGATTCTTGTGCTGCTTTCTTTAGATCACTAACTACTGTAGGTCTAAAGGAATAGTTCTTGAGAACTGCGAACGGACTATAGGTTGGCATAACTTTGAATGGTCTATTCAATCTGCCTGTGTTAGTATAGGTAAGTGCCCCTCGATATGAGCCGACCTTATCTATGTTAGTTACTGACCAGAAAGATAGAGCACCCATAGTAATTATAATGTTAGGGTTGAAGTCATTGATCTCTTTATATAATCTCTCGAGGTCTTGTTCGTAGTCTTGTTTTAGAAATCCGTATTGAGAAGGAGAATAGTTTGACTTCCATTCCCCTTCTTTCTTAAGAGCTTTGTACTCGTTCCGCTTGTGAAAGAAGAACTGAGCATTCTCTTGTGCTGGTTTTAATTGGAATGCATGAGTGATCATGACAGTCTGTGCATCTATACCTGCGAGTGTGCACATGGGATTCAACACTTGTTGTATGCCTCCTGTATTTATTTTGTTAAGTCTAGATTCGGTAGTCGTAGGATACTCTAAAACTATGCAAATAGAATTCCCAGAATCTGGAACCTGCGACTCAACCCGCTTATGTACTGCGTAATCACTCATGCTATCACAACCTATCTATTAATAATCTTTTTAATAGATGCTTGTAATATGTCCTTGTTCTTACCAACCATCTCGTGCTTTACAACACCCGAGAAAGACTGACCAATTGCTTGCTCAAGCAACTCACCAAAAGATTGATC